CCCTGACGGAAGTACAGAAGCGGAATCACGTCCCAAATCGTGGCGCGGACCTGCTTTGACTCAGCTTCACTGATCGTGCCCTTCACAGCCTTATTCAAAATGCCGTTGCCTGTCTTACGATCCAGAGGCTTTCCATCTTCATCAACGACAAGCAACTCACCGTCAAACACGACGTTTGCCATGCCGATGTTCTTAGCCATTGCAAGAAACGCTTCGTCCATCAGCCAGTTATCAATCTGAACTTCTTTACCATTCCGTGAGCGATACTCAACGGTCTTGGTTTTCGCATCAACAATAGCATTGAAACGCATGCCGTCCATCTTCAGCTGAACCAGCGCAGGAAACTGCACCTTATCAATCAACTTTTGATCGAAGGCTGAAGCCAGCATGCACGGGAACGACGGAATCAAATCCTTCCAAATCTTATTGGCAGTAGATTCCTGAACACCGCAGTCAAGATCCTTTTGAATCACACACTCAAGAACCTTTGCGTCATCTTCTGTAAGAGAAGAAAGCAACTTGGTTAGAAACGCAATCGCTTCATTTCCTGTGGATTGGCGAGTCGAAAGCACGTTCAGACTGTCAAGCACGGAGTCAAGACTATCAGCCTGATTCTTCTTTGCAGATATGTACTGCGGAATCTTACGCTGATAGAACTGCGTGTACGGATCAAGAGCCAAGAAGATAACTCGGCGCAGCACTGCATTCTTTTCATTCTTTTTAAGAATGGCTTCCTTCTCAAGACGAGAAGAAGTTGCACGCAGCTGTTCAAGAATCTTATAGACGCTCATTATTCTACCATAAAAAGAAAAAAGCAAACCATGAAACCAAGTGCAGCATACGCAACTCGCCCAACGATATCAATCACCTTCATCTTATATCTCCTTAGATTAGGCATTGCGGAAGCAAGTCTGCTTCGCCAGCTTCTGCCAGTTAGTCTTATCCATCTTGTAAAGACCCGAGATCTTCACAACCATACGCAGCGACAACTCACGCAGACGCTCCATATTATTCTCAATGAACTCAAGCATCATCGTCGTTTCTGCCGAATTGAAGCCACGCTTTGCCAGCATGCCGCGGCGGACAACCTGCTTGATGCGGACCATATAGTCCAGCTTGGTCTTCATCGCAAGATCAAGATAGTGCGAACGAGACACAAGAGCCTCAAAGTGCGGAGCCAACTTATTGCCCGTCGCAATAATCGCGTCGAAGTCGTAGTTGGTGATGAAGATCACCGAACCGTTGAACTCGAACTTCTCAGGAACCGAGTCACCTTCTTCGTCGGAGAGGCTCTCAATAGACTTTGAAAGCCAGTGAAGAACGCGACGCTCAGTAGAATCACACGCAGTCTTAAGAAGGTTCATGCTGACGTCATCGTAGAAAACTGAGTCGGAGTCGTCGAACACAAGAACCGAATTCTCATGGCGCGAATTATACAGCAGCGAGTACAGCGACAACGGACGCACATAACCTTTAATATAGGTGACGTGAGTGCCTTTCTTTTCAAGTTCAGCCAACTTCTCTTCAACCGTGAAAGACTTGCCTAGACCAGCAGGACCGCTCACGATCAGCGAACGGTTGATGCCCCTGCCTGTGGCTTCCGCCATGACTTCAAGAGCCTCGAACCGATCGTTCAGCTTCGTCTCAATTTCCGAGACCGACTCGACCTTTACAGGTGCGATCGGAGCAAAGAATTTCGGAGCCGAATTCTGACGATTCTTAAAATTCTTGGTTTTACGAAAACCAGCTTTAGGTACACCACGAGACATTATATACTTTCCTTCATCGGGGCGAGAGACCTATTCCCTCACCTCATACAATCATTATACTAAAAACAGGACCAAAAGTAAAGGGGGAAATTCCCTTTTAGAATCAATGACTTACACAGTCACCTTTCTATTCTTTAGATAACGGAAGGATGAAGTAGAAGTTGCGCTTTGGTCGTCCACACCATCAAATCGAGTGCCGTTCATCCAAGAGTCCACAGCGTCGCCTATGTTAAAATCTTTAAGAGCGACGCTTAGAGCAAACTCAAAATTACCAGCCTTCTTCTTATTAGCCTTAACAAGCTGTGTGGCGACCATCACCATTACGTCGAATTCCAGTGTATTCAGCTGATCTGCGATTATCATCGCTTGGGTAGACTTACTCATAATATTCCTTTTTCATTCAACCTATAGATCAATTCTAGGCGAAATGAAGCCGAAAGTAAAGGGAAGAAACCCTTTTAAAATCAATAACTTAGGTGAGAGACTCGGTTCATCATCGTCGCACAACGCGCATTGTGCCCTAGATTCCTACAAAGCCAGCGTAGTACGCTAGACCCATCGCACCGAAAGGTAATGGGCGGCAAAAGCTATTTAGCCAATTGTGATGTTCTTGACAGAATTAATTCGAAAAGAACGCCAGCCGTTGACCTCTGTGTCCCAGACAGACAAATTGTTATCACTCATGCTGTTCTCTTGAAGGAGAACCTTGCCGTTATTAGTCGAAGCATTTGGCACATACTCAGGCAGCAGAGTACAACGCATCACTCGCTCAGATCCGTCAACCTTTGTGAAGGTGACCGAAACAACATTATTCTGCAAAACCTCGACCATGTTTTCTTTTGTAAAGAGCATATCATTCACCTCAAACTTGTTTGACAACATCATTAATGGTCTTCATCGGAAATTCCCAATTACCAAGAATTTGTTTGAACATCGTCTTGACTTCTTTCTTGGTGATTGCCTTATCCTTGACCATCATACCATTATACCCTGCTTTCGCCTGATTGTCAATAAAAAACTTCACATCACCAATATAAGCTGCCATGACCTCCGCAATACTCTTGTCATTCTTGAAGGTCAGAACATGATACTTGTAACCAAGATCACCTGGAGTAAAGGTTCGATCTTGGTACTTGTAGATCATTGTCTCTAGTTCTGTTATAATTTCGTTTTTTTCTGTCTTCTTGTTTAAAGCCCACAACGCTCCATCACAATCGTCTAGTTCGTTGGACATTATACGCTCCTGAAGTATTCGATGGTTTTATCCAATCCCTCCGACAGTGCAATCTTAGGTTCCCAATTCAGTTTGTCTTTTGCTAATGTAATATCTGGCTTGCGCTGCTGAGGGTCGTCTATTGTTCTTTCGACATATACCTTATAGCCTTTATTCAGTTTCTTAATAACAATGCTGGCTAATTCGTCAACAGTAAACTCACCTGGATTGCCAAGATTGATTGGTCCAGTTTCTGAAGAGAATGCAAAACGTACAATCCCTTCAATCAGATCATCAATGTATTGAAAACTTCTTGTTTGTGCTCCCATACCATGAATAGTCAAATCCGCATCTGCTAACGCAGAAACAATAAAATTACTTACAACACGACCATCGTCTTTTGCCATTCTTGGTCCATAAGTATTAAAGATACGGAAGATGCCAGTATTCACTTCATACTTACGACGATAGTCTGAAAATAACGTTTCTGCTCCACGCTTACCCTCATCATAGCAAGCACGTGGTCCTAGCGTATTCACATTCCCATAGTAAGACTCTGGCTGCGGATGAATCAATGGATCGCCATAGATCTCTGAAGTAGAAGCCTGAACAACTCTGGCTCCAGTTAGTCTTGCTAGATCAAGCACATTTTTAGCACCAAGAATGTTTGTCATGAATGTATAAACTGGATCACGCTGGTAATGTACTGGAGACGCAGGGCAGGCTAGATTGAAGATATAGTCAAGTTTAGATAGTCTAAATGTCTGGAAGAATTTATCATCTGAAACGTCAAGATGGTGAAAGGTGAATTGTTTATTTACAACACATTCAGCTAGATTCTTAAGGCTTCCAGTGTAAAGGTTATCAACACCAATAACTTTATATCCATCCTTTAGAAGTCGATCACATAGATGTGATCCAACAAATCCAGCAGCACCAGTCACTAAACATGTTTTCATATATTCACCTTATTCAATTGATCTATCATGTATCTTGCAATATACCAAGCATCAACAATATCAGTTGTTGGCGAACCCAACTTTGTTGTTGGGCTAATAATATTATGTAGGTCTATTTGCGTCTCAGCCACAAACGCTTCATACATCTTCTCTTTCGTTGCATTGCCCTTGCCTGTTGCAAACTTCTTGACAACAGTTGGTGGCACTGTAAAGAACTTGTATCCATTAATATATAGCAAATACTTGAGCAGACCACAGTTCTCAGCAAGATTAAAGACCCTACCCTTTGAACCGAAAGAGTAGTCCTCTATCATAACGTATGTTGCGTCTTTGTCAAAGTTTACAAGAAGTTCAAGCACCCAATTAGCAAGATTCTCATAACGCTCTTGGTCTGTCAGATAGTCGTCATGATAGTTGCCAAGAATATTTTCAAATTGGCCAACAACAGACTTACGATCATTAAGAAAGTAGAAATTGCTGTTGGCAAATGTTTTGTCTTTACTGACACAAATAGCAGGGCTGGTCAACGAATAGTCAATACCGATGACAGTAGTCATTAGTTGTACTTTTCGTCTGTTTCCTCATCACCATCTTCACCGAAATAATCTGATTCTATTTCTTCATTGAAGTCTAGTTCGTCGCTAGTGTTATCGAAAAAGTCGCCACAGAATGGGCAATGGCTTGGTGCGTAACTGACTTCTTCATTATCAAATGATAGTGCAAAGGCAGATCCACAGTTGTCGCATACTAGTTTTAGATCAGGCATTTTTATTTCCTTGTAATTGCAATAATCTTTTCAATTTGTTTATCAATAATTGGCGCTCTATTCGGCCAGTTAATAATAGCTTTATCAGGGTTCTTCTTAAGATTATATAGTAAAGGAAGAATTAAACCTTCAACTTCTTTCAATGTCGCTTTATGCTTTTCTTCGATAGCTGAAATATATGCACTCTCAACAGCTTTTTCCTGAGCATCTAATAGTGAATCAATTTTTGTTTGCAATGCTGAAATCTGAGCATCATCTACTCGTTGTTTTGGTTGAACTGATACTGGTTCTTCATCAGAAAAACTGAAACCAAAATCGTATTCGTCAGCTGGTGAATTTGACATTTTAATTCCTTACCATACCCAGGAAACATAGCTATATCTAGTCCCCTTTGTTACTGTGTCGACTCTATGAGGATACATAAAGTTACTCGGGAATAACATAATAGAACCTGCTTTTAGATGGATTCTTTCTGATTCCCACATAATCAACTCGCCGCCCTCATAATCGTCGTTTAATGATCCAAGCACTGATACTGTCGGGATACCTTTTCTGTTCCCATCAAACATACTATGAATATGATCACAATGTAAAGCCATCTTTGTACCAGTATCATATTTATTAAATCTCACAGCAGAGTACCCGCTCCAACTCGAAGCCCATGGGAATGATAAATCTTTCAGGAGATATTGTTCAATAGCAAACCAGATTTTCTTATTAATTGCCGCGCCATTTTCTGTACTAGAATATGATACCGACAGATCATCGTCATAACTGATATAGTTGTTAGAAGCCACCTGATAGAATTCATGTTTTTGCCACGAATTAGTTTCAAGTTCTTTCACAACAGTTTTACATAAATCTTGATCTAAAAAGTTGTCA